CTCAAAGCGATGCATCATCGGGAACCGACAACCAAGCCACATTCTCCATATTGGGGATCTACGCCAGAATACGCGCGTAGGGCATACTACGGAACTACGTTCCCGAACAGTCCAAGTACCGATTCCTCCCGGGCTTGGGCATTTGCAATACTGTTTGTCTTCGTCGCATTTATGTGCGGCAAGGCATGGGCAGAGGGAGGATTTTATTTCAACGACTTTCAACGTAACTCTAAGTTAGAGCGAGACCTGTGTAAAGTGGTTCGTGAGGGCATAAAGCATAAAGCTAAAGCCCCAGGATTCACTCACACAATGTTCAATGGAGAGGACTACACTGTGTTGGGATCAGGATTCCTGGTCGCTAACCCGCACATGTTGACGCCATTGTTCAGGACTAGCACAAAGCTGGAGTACTGTCTATCACCAGGACACGTTTTCAGAGACTGGATTCAGAGCGCAAAGACCGTACGCGGTAAACGCGTTTTGACCCTCCATGCCAATGGAAAAGTTGTAGCCATAGATGTCAAGAAAATCAGCATCGTCTTCATGCAAGCGCCAGCAAGTAGCTTGTTTAAGAAGTCGTTAGACTGTGACTTCGTGGTCTGGACTTTGAGAGGTTCTTCAACGATCCAAACTATTTTAGGAGTTAGATCGGTTCTTCTCGGGGTGACAAAGTTTGTTGAATTCGTCATGGTGTTATTAAGAGACACTGACGGGCGACCGCATGAGACCTATCGTGTTGAAAATGGTGTAGTGAGCGACACAGACAAAGCTTACATCCATCACAAAATCAATACGACCTCAGGAGACTGCGGGAGCGGCATATTCACCATATCTTCGATGTGTTCCAAACATCCGGTCTTGTTGGGCTTCCACAATTTCGGACGGAACGGAGAGGGATACAGTAATTTAGCCGTGTCTATCAGGTCGATAATGGCATTGACAAAACGGTTGACCTCGGAATACATGACGCACAAGGCAATGGTTGTTCGAGAATCGGACGTTCCCTCAGATCACGCATCGGATTATGACCGATATGAGTTCGAGCGAGACGACGATGATCACGACGGTTACTACCAAGGCAAGTACAGTTACTACGACGAATATGACTACGAAAACGATCCGGATTACGACGTTTACGAGTCTTTCAAGTCTGGTTACGACGAAAACCAATGGGGTAATACCATGCGCGTTTTGGACGAAGAGTATTACATGATGATACGCGATGAAGAAGAAACGAGAGAAGACAATGGGTATGCTGTGGAAGGTGTTAAGCCTTCTACTCCGGTGCATGCGGCAGACGCGCTACCAGCGAAAGCTGAGTCGGCAGTGGCTGAGTATGTACTGGAAGGCAATGTCTGCTCGTCTCCTCCGCGGATCACGACTTATGTTGAGTACGAGTTTGAGACTGACACTCCACTCCCCAATTCCAGTGCGGAGGGGAGAGTAGTCGGTAAAGTGAAACCGTTGTACGGAGAACTGCCAGGTAGGGATACGCAGCCGAAGAAACCGAAGGAATATTTTAAGCCTTCGCTGACTTATGTGCGCCAGATGCCTCCTCGCGGTCCGGCAACGGAGAAGCGAGTGCTCCAGAACTTACACAAACACGGAAAGATCCGTGACACCACCCCGATAGAGGACAACGTGCTTAACGAGGCAATAGCTTTGAAGCTCCAACGTTCCAATCAACAGGCTTCGCGTCCGGCTAACGCCCTTCGGCTGAAGGTTGTTGGAGGTCTCATCGACAGGTGTATCAAGTCAGCAATAGATGGGCAATTAGAGCTCTTCAAAAGCTGCGTGTATGCGTTAGTTCATTTCAACATGAAGGCTTCAACCGGATTGGCTTGGCAGGCGCGCTGGGCCACAAACTCCGACTGGTTAACAGATCCGGAGGGCGTGCGCGTCGTGATGTCAAACGCTATGGCAAAACTTAAATTGCTCGTAGAGGACCATCGAAATGACTCGAGGCCCGCTCCAAACCACATGAGCTTGTTCACGACAGGTCGCCGCGGATTACCGCGCGTCTTCATCAAGAATGAGGCTCATGAGCCGAGAAAGTATGAGCTGGACATATTTCGTCTAGTTTATGGATACGACGTAGATGACTTTATCGTACAAGCGATAATCACAAGTCCTCTCTGCGCGCTCCACGCGGACTGGGAAGCCAGCGCGAACATTATCGGCACTGGAGTATCGACGTTAGAACAGTTACGTTCTATACGAGCAACGTTCAAGAACTACAAGATGCCCACAGGAACTGACGTTTCTGGATGGGACTTGTGTGAGACGCTGCAGCTGGAGCTCGCTGGATTACGAGGATCGCGCCCGTATTTTCAGACTGAGGAGCATTACCAACTAGCTGTAACATTGACTATTGAGAACTTCAATACGCCTATTTCAACATCGGATGGATGCATTTACACAACCAAGCCGAATACGGGCAAGATCTCTGGGTCAAAGTCCACATCTCGAGGCAATTCGGACGCTCGAGAAGTTCTATCATACTCGATGCAGATCATCGCCAACCGCAAGCGGACGCTTAAGATAGCACCACGCTGTCGCGTTATGGGTGACGACGCTGTTGAAGAGTGTGATGAGTTAGTGGAGGCGACGTACGCAGAATATGGATGGCCGCTCAAGGAGGCGGCCAGAGATCCTATTACGTTTTGCGGCACCGAGTTTCCTCTGGAAGGAGATGATTTTAAGCGAGTGAACTTTAAGAAGTCGCTCTACCAATTTATGATCTCACCTTCGGAAGATGCGGCTCAGTCGCTTCAGTTAGAGTTTGCTCAAACTCCAGAAGCGCTCGCAGAGTTAAATGTTTTGGTAAAACAGTATCTCGAGCATGAG